TTTTGATAATAAAACCCTCATTAGCTTTAGTGTTAGCAATCCACTGCCTTACAGCTGTAGTTACGTCCATTAATACATCTGTTGTCTGATAGTCAAAGCTCTGCGAGTGTGCTGATGCTGTGAACCAGGTTCCCCCACCACCTCTTGTAGCCCAACTTCCAGTTGTTCCATTTGCAAAAGAAGAGGTTAGCCATGCAGATGCTGTGTTAGCGCTTGTTAATCTATAAGTCCAAGACACCCCATCACTGCTAGTCACAGCTGTAGTGTATCTACCAGTGCCCATGTTCCAACTTTGCGATATCTGATAGGCGTATATGTCGTAGCTTGCTGGAATTTCACTTGGTTCTGTTGCTGTCAACTTTAGATAGTAGCTTGCAGTTTGTGTGAGTATAGCATTAGTAAAATTATTTGTAAAGTTCGTTAGATCAAACTTAACAACAATTCTTGAGTTATAGTACGCAGTAGTTGAGCCTGATACTGTTGAGCTCTTGTTGATTTCCAATACAGCATCTAGACCAGTATTAAGCGATGGGTACTGGTCATATATGGTTGCGTCTTTTACGCTAAAAATGCTATATATCATATTAGAAAGATGTTATTCTGCCTTCAATATCTCTATCTGGGAACTTTACTTCAAAGATGGCTGGGTCTAGGCTTGGGTATGTAATTCCGTTTTTTGTTGCACCTGCTATGTCATAGAGCACATCGCTGTATCCATCGGCTATGCTGTTTAGGTTTTGTATTACTAAGTTGGAAACTGTTTGCACTCCCTTTACTCCTAGCAAAGCCAATGTAATCTCACTATGCACAATGGGTTGGTTGATCTGCCACTTATCGATAGTGAAATAATCCTTCAGTTTTTGAATGCAGCGAGCTAACACTTCGTTACTGTTAAAGTTAGGTATAGGCAATATGTCAAATTTAACTCCAATGTTTATTATATACCCATCTCTGATGTTAATGCTATCTGTTAGCATTCTGTAGTGATCAAGGTAGTTTGCTAAATTAGTTTTAACAGCTTTATTTACAATAGTGCATTGTTTGCTATTGTTGTATCCTAACACAAATAAATTTAAAGCCAGTGGATTAGCTACAGTATCATTAATCTCCGATGTGCCTATGTTATTTTGCTCATCAGGTGCTATAAAGGCTTTTGCGACTGATCCGAATATGCTTGGCATTGCATAGCATCGCATAATGTAATCCTCTCTCGTCACAGCTCTGTTTTGTGACGAAAACTGTGCTAACGCATTTTGTCTTATTTCCTCTATTGTCTCCTCGTTTCTACCACCTCCAGCTGCTGTCGTGTTGTTTACAATAACACTCTGTATTATGGTATTGTTTAGTGCTGTAGTGGATGTAGGAAGTATTGTGTTAGTTGTAATTATAGACGTAATTTCTGTAATCGTATTTGACGGTACGTTAGCTGTTGTACCTCCGCCAGTATAGTAGGTCACTGTAAGTGTTGTGTTTGATGGTGCTATTCCGTAGGTTGATGTGAGTAATGGGTTGCTTGGATCTAGCGATGCGTCAGTATCAGCTTTTCCTGTTGCTGTTGCAATCGCTATCTGCTCAGGAGTCGCTAATAGTTCCTCGTCTGGTGTATTTGATATACCTGCTCCAAATTGGATTTCCAATCCTCCCTCTACTACACGCGTTATAAATCTTCTTGGTACTTTTTTCAACCTAAGGAGATATGGTGTTTCATTGCTGTACACTGCAGCATCTGGGTCGTTATATGATGTGTTAGCTACTTGCTCGAATATAGTATCTTGAGCTAGATATGGCACCTCGTACCATGTATTTCCATCAGCATCAGTAATGTCTTTTAGTCCTATTACCGGACTAGCTATTGTTGTAGGTAAGAATATCTTTGTGAACCGTTCACGAGCTGCTATGGCATACGTTTGTGTCTGCACAGTTGCACTAATAGCTTTTACCACCTTCTTTGCTAAGTAGTAAATTGGATTACCAGTTGCATTATCAATGCTGTATACGGAGTACTCAATTGGGCTAAATGCGTTGTCTATTTTAAAGTCGATTGTGTCTTGTGCAGTAAACGTAATACTTGATCCTATTGACCGAACTTCAAATCCTGGTTCAATTTTTAGACCATATCTTGTGTCTGGTGTGCTTCCATTACCCGATCCGCTTGCTGGTATTAGTTGATAGACATCTAGGTCTACTTGTGCCGGTACTGATAGCTTGGGCTTATATCCTAATGCTGACGCTATGCTTAGGAGGTTTCTACGTTCCTGTGCGTGTAGTAGCATGGACTCCTTAAAATTAGCATCTGTGTAATATCCCAACACATCCCCTACGTATGCCGCAAGGTCAATAAATAGCGATCCGGGTGAGGCTTCGTTGAAGTCGGTATATGCATCTGGATAGTATGCTCGAGTGAATTCTATTAAGCCTTTCTTAATAGTATCAAAATCTCTTCCGTAGTATTTTATATCTTGATTAGCCATTTACTTCTAGTAGTATTGATCTTGTATCGAAATCCAACTCACTTAAACTTATATCCATTTGAACAAATAGCGTGTTTCTATCTTCGTCTGGTGTAAGCTGCAGCTTTCGTATAAATATGTACGGTAAAAACGTTTGGAAACTATTTTTTATTCTCATTTCTAATGTAGTAAGAGCTTCCGTTGTCAAGTTCTCAAAAAGTGTCTTCTTTAGTCCACAACCAAACTCTGGTAACATTACCCTTTCGCCAGGCTCAGTGAGTAGTAAATTTTTAGCATTTGCTTCTGCTTGGTCTATTGTAAAGTAATTTTGCTTAAAAGTCGCTCCTCTCTCTCCCGTTAACGGAAGATCTAAACCCAAAGCTACGTTCCTCTCTAGGTCTACAGGATTGACTTGTATGATATAAGCCATTAAGGTCTAAAGTTAGGATTGCTCAACTCTTCCGATCTTTTTAGGACAGACGAGTAGTCTTTTACAAACATGTCTGTTGCTGATGCACCCATTGTTGGAAAGTCTGGGTTCATTTGTTCGGTTGATTCCTCGCCAAATCCTGCCATTGACTTCGCAGTTTCGTTTAACAAATCGCCTAAAGGACCTCCTACAGTAGTAAATGGTTCATCTAAGGTTACTAATGGAGTTGTTCTTCTGTTTACTTGTAGCGCTTGGTTAGGCTTAGCTGTAGACTGCTTACTTTCGTTAAGCTTTTTTATCTCAGTACGTACTGCAGCTTGAACTTCCTCACGGATAAGTTCACGTAGCATGGACTTAAATTGACTTAGTTTCATATATTTTGTTTTTTATAAATAGTGCTTTATTAGGTTATTCTATTCGTATCCAACTACAAACTCCTGCTTTGATAGGTAACCACGCCATGTAAATGGTACAATTCCGGTACTAGGTTGGGGAATTGCTATCCCACTCATACGCTCAAGTTGACGACTAAAACCTTCTCCTAGCTCTTCTGCGTAGCCTTGCGCACCATTCTCACTCAACGCTTCCATTGCTGGGTAGAATCTTCCAACGTTGGTTACTATAAACTTAGTGCCATATTGGTTTGTCCAACTATTTCCCGTCCAAAACAATCTTCCAGCCAATCCGAATACAAAGGTCATGATTTTTGCATCTATGTTTATTTTTGCATCTGCTTTAGCTTTTGCGTATGTAGTAGCATCAGCTTGTATCTTTTCTTTTTGCTCTTCAACCTCTCCTTTTATGTAAGCAATTACAGGGTCTAGCAACTCTTCAATAAATTCTACTATCTTTTTGAAAAATAAACTTATTGCGTCAAGTATAGGTATTATCAAATCCGATACCTTAGATAGCTTGGATCTGATGTACAGTAGGCCTGCGTCTCTTGTGTCTTGCGGTATAAAATCTCCAAGTCCTTTAGCCTTTACTCTCAGTTGTTTGAACGCCGTCTTTTCTGCTCGTATTATTGAGTACATTAAATCTCCTTGTGCCTTTAATTGTCCTGGTATTGCTGCCAGTTCTTGTATACCTGGTGCGCTTCGTGCTCCGTCTAGTATCTCCATAAGAGTTTCAAAGACCCCTGTTCCTGTTTCTTTTATTGACTTACCCTTAGCAGCTACCTTATCCTCGTATATCTTCTTAATTTGCGCTACTATACCCGTTTCTTTACACTCCTCAATAAGCTTCTTAAAGAAAAGGAATATCTGCTCATATGCTTTTAGATCCGCAATCTTAGCATTAAACCTCTTTAAATCCTCCTGCCTTTGCTCTGCAGAAACCTTTCCTCTCTCTACTTGAAGTTCCAAAAACGTCTTAACGAGTTGAGTAACACCAGCTTGGTTCTGAGTTATTGGTGCTTCTCTATTTTGCATCAATCCCATAAATACGCGAGGTGCGTTTACTGTTAATTGGTAAGCTAACCGAGCTTCTCTCGCTAGTTTTTTTAGTTTGTTCAGCTTCTGCTTAGCCTTTACGACATCAAACTCCTTCTTTCTCTTTTTGTTTCTTATCTTCTTTACAGTCGGATTGACGTCCAGTTGTGCCTCTAAATACTCATCTAGGTATTGCTGCTCTCTTACCACTTCCACCAACTCTATCTCCTTGTCTTCTATCCACTTCTCTACTGTAAGTTGCGCTTCATCAATTTTATTATTTATTACTCGGCAACTCCTAATTAACTTCAAGTAGGTCATATGCCCATCGGCATCTCCTGTCACAATACGCGTTACACCAAATGCTCCTCCTTCTGCCGTATTGTAGTCTTGTGTGATACGTTCCACTTCTTCCATCTCCTGCTGGTAGTAGGGGCTACTTGGTTTTATTGCTAATAGTTGTTTTAATTTTGGCAAATCAACAGCTAAAATAGTCTCTATGTTAGTAGCAATTAGCTTTATATCATTTCCTCCTCTTCGTAAAAATGCATATACCTGTGATGGGTTTAATTTGTATAAGCTCTGGACTTGCTCTAATAGCTGACGTACTATAGGTGTACTATCACCAGCACTTTCTAAAAGCTTTGCTGTAGTTGCGTCTGCGTTTGCTAAGTTTGTACTCTTCTTAAATTCATCAAGTGCCTTTTGTCTTGCTAATTTTGCAGCTTCACTAATCGACTCCTCTATGTTAGCTTTAGTTTCTCCATACTTTTCTTTTACATTTGCAACAATAGTCACAGCCTTGTCAATAGCTTTTTGTATGGTTGTATATACAGCAAACAACTTTGTGTATATAGACTGAACTGTGTCCAGTATCATTCTGTAGTGCCTAATAGCTCTTCTAATTTGCTTTGCTTTTGCCTTTGTTTTTTTCACAATCTGCCTTAGCTTCTTCCCAGTTGCTATTCGCTGCTTCTTCTTTGTCTCTCCATTTAACTCCCTCTCTTTAGCAATTTTACTCTGTACACGCTTTATTATGTCTGCCAGTTTAGCCTTTAAGTCTTCTATTTTTTTATCTAACTGCACCCTAACACTTTGCTTTTTAGCCTCTACCTTTGCTAATAGCTTTTTCTTAAGCTCCTTAAGCTTTTTGTTATTCTCAATAATATCGAGCATTATTCTGCCAATAACACTTCCTCCTGGTACGTATATTAACTCTTTCCAGTAGCCAATATACTTTTCTGGGTTTATGAAGCCATCTAATAATTTCATGAATTCCTTTATGACAGCTGATATTTTCTTAAAGACGTATGTTTTTAAATTAGCTTCTTTGGAAAAAGTGTTTTGATATTTGGTCAATACAGCCTTTGACTTTCGAGCATAGCTTGCTAAAGTTTGAAACGTTTCTGCTACCGATGCTATGTTTAAGCTTGGTTGTATTTTCAAGCTTAGTAGGGCCTGTAGGTCCGCTATCTCATCTTTCATTACTGCATTGTAATCAAAGTTGGATAGGTTTTGCGCATTAAGCTGCTTGAATTTATCACCCAACGACTTAACCTCGTCAAAAACGTTTTTAATTATCTCCTTTTTCGTTGCAATAAACTTTTTAAACTCAGGTATTATGCTCTGGATCCTCTCTCTAATTTCTCGAAGCTGATCGTCTAGGTTCTGGATCTGAATTTGTAGATTTTGTACATCTGTGGTTAGTTTGTTATATGTCCTTATCGTTCCTTGTATGTCTTGGGATAATGATTGTATTCTAATCTTTCCTTGTGATATCTCTTTGCCTACAAAGTATGCCCTAACGGTATTGTAAAATATTTTCTCTCTCGTTCTATTTGTAATAGAATTACCAGGGCCTACTGGGACCATTGCTCCAAATGCCGTTGGACTTGGCATTGTTAATGGAATACCAACTGGAGCGTTCAGTGAAAGCGATGACATGTAGTGCTTTGTTATACCAGCAGCAAAGTCATCTGCGTTTGCATATAATCCTTGTTCTAGGTCGTTAGCCAGCTTCTTTGTAAAACTTTCTTCAAAATCCATCTTACGAAGCTATAGTCATAAACAAATCCCACGCTATCCATGAGTTTGCTAATTTATCTTTCGGCATTACTACAGCACCGTTTATGTATCCGGTAAATGGTAGATTATCTACCCAACCTACTATATCCTGCTTGCTTGTTGGCGCTTTACCATTAGCTTGCTTGTATATGTGATATAATGGTGCTTTTAGTCCCATCGATGCAGCTGCAATAAAATCAGCACTAAAGGTGGCAGACTGTCCTACGTAAATAAAAGTGTTGTTGTCTGGGCCGTACCATACAAAACCGTACTTATAGCTATTTTCTATTAACCACTCAAAGTATGGCGAAGCATCCTTAAATACAATAACCTTTCCAGTACGACGTGGATCATTTGACTGCGTGTTTGGCCATCCATAAATGTTAGACAGGCCTGTTGCTTTGAAAAAAGGTGATGGCCATTCTAATTTATACCTGTTGAACGCAGTCCATGTTTTTGCTGCATCTGGATGCATAGTCATGTTGAACTGTGTAATACGGTTCATAAAATTATTAATCACAGTGCGATCATCCTCTGTAGGCTCAGCTTTTGCTACTAATGCCTTTACGTTTTCGTATTCGCTGTTTTGGCTTTCTGCAACTATGGCACATGGCACCATTTCAGTGTACCAGTCCCATGCAGATAGGTAACCGTACTGTATCGGCATCTCCTTACCAAACGCAGTTGTCATCTCGCTATACTTTGCAGCTGCTTCTGTGTCTAAGTTTACCCCCATTATAGAGGACATTGTTCCTGTTAGATTAGCCATATTATTAATTTAGTGCAGGTGGTGTTGGTCCTGCTGATTCGTAGTAGCCTGGTTTGCTTACATTTGGTCCAGCTGGTACAGATGGTTGTGTCAGTGGATTACTTATGCTAGCGTTGACGTTAACGTCAATAGAGGTTTGTGGTTTTGTGAATTCTATTGGTGGTGGATCTAAGTCATTGTAGTTTGGCTTTTCATGTGAGTAACCGTCAATAAAAACCTCAGTTGAGATTAGCTCTTGTAGTCTTGTCTGCATTGCCAAAAAATCCCATTGAGTATCCTCTCTTGCTGTAGAATAGCCAACTGGCGTTAAGTTTTGTTGGTACTTTAAAATTATTAGCAAGTCATCTAACCAGTTAATTAACTTTAGTCCAAGAACCATTGGCTCGTACGGTACATCTCCTGATGGAACTGATTTTAGCTTTTTACCATCTTTGAAGAACTTTGCGTCACCTGGAGTTGGTACAAATGGCACGTGCGGCTGACCTTTTCCTGGTATTCCTAAGTAAACTCCAGTGTCTCCAAATATAGTTACACTTTCGTCAGCGTCTATATTCACCTTAGTAGGTGATGTGAGAGCTACTCCTTGTGCGCCTGCTATAATAGTCTGACTTTCTTTTGAGTTAATAATAACGCGTCCTGAATTTATTAGGATTGATGGGCTTCCAGCGTCGTGATCGTTTACAATAAACTTACCGTTTGCAACTAATCCAACTGCTTTAAGACCTGCACCTGGTTGTATTGGAGCAACTGTTATGCCTTGATCGTATAGATAGTCTGTCATTGGCAAGCCAAATACACTACCTGATCCAGACGGAGATGCAATTGCAGTTGCGTTAGTGCCTGTTCCGTTGCTGCCAGCTGGACTGTTGCTTCCAGCGACTTGTGCTTCTACTCCATCTTCTGCTAGTAGTCCAGCGTTATCTAGTGCCTTTATCCTTTCTTCTTCTTCATCCATACTATTAAATATACAAAATTTTTAGTTTGATTCAAACATTACACACCTCTACCTACCACACCAGCTGCATAAAGTTCGTTTGCTATCTTCAAAGCTTTCAGATGTCCTTCACTACCTCTTACCTCACCACCACCGTGATTTGCTCTTACAAACCAATAAACAGCGTCGTCTATTGACGTAAAGCTATTCTTTTCTTTTTGGATCTTTTTTCCTGCAATTCCATTTAACAGAAACTTAATCGCAAGTGTTGCTGCAGTTGGGACGTCGTTTAGTTGGTTAAAATTTGTTACCAAGTCTACTCCTATCATATTGCCGTACTTCTCATACGATGCCTTAAAGGTTATTTGGTTAAAACCCCGTCCACGATAGTTCCAACCATCTCCCGGATTCGTGTGCTTTCTCCACTCCTTCCCTGGCGTTTTGTCCAAATATCCGTAAATGTAATCGTAAAATAGCACGTTCTGTTTTTTCAAGGCTTCAAGTGCTGGTTCATCAAATTGTGCAAGTCTAGAACCAAATAAATGTCTTAATCTTGCGTTGCTTGTGTTTCCGTATCCGTACTCATCCTTTGGTATAAATCCACACTCTTTTCCTATAGTTCCTAATATTCCCAATTGTGTAAATGGGTTCGTAATACCAGCCTGTGTCATTGCGTTTATTAACACTCTTATGTTTTCGTCTTTTGATCCTCCACTACCCAAAGAACCTATATCAAATCCTCCAGTGCCTCCAACAAACCCAGTAACATTTAAATTAACTTGGAATCTGAAGTTTGGATCATATATGCCGTCAACAGTTGCTTGCAATCTTGTTGATTCTAAATCTTCTACTCTCTGTATAGGCCCTGGCTTAGTTACTTTTATATTCCAAGTGTCCATTCTTTTGCTAGTAGCTACCTCCATTGGGATTGTCTGCGTGCTCGTCATGTATACGATTGAATCCGCTTCCTTAATTGATGGCTTTATTAGGTAAGGTTCATTTGTAAGTTCCTTTCTTCTTGCTTGTATGATTAGTACAGGATCACCATCTTCTGTGGTAGGTACTTTGCTTATATCATCTGATCCTATATACGGCTCACTATGTTGCTCCTTTACAATTACTTTGTCCATTGTACTGGTGAATAGTATTGAGCTGCCAAATCTTCCTTCGAAGATAGTATCCCCTTCTCTTAAAGAAGTTACTCCATAGCTTGAGTTTTCATAATCTTCGTATGGTATTTGCAACTTGTCGCGAAATCGAAGTGCTAAAACCTCTTCTTCCACAAGAGCATTGAGTATATTACCATCTACATTAAAGGCTGTTGTCGATAGGAAAGGCTCTGAGCTATATGCTATGTTTAATGATTGTTTAACAATTCCACCGTATGCGTATGCTAATCTCTTACCAGATACTATTGGGTACACTACTACCTGCTCTCCTGGTAATGGTACTTGGTATCTTGTTCTATCTGCTGGAAATGCTAATAAGCTTATGCTCTTCTCGTCTTTTCTATAATCTTCTGGTATTACTCGGAAGCGTATTCCTCCTACTCCATATTCCGAACTGTAGTATGGGGAGGATTCGTCGAGAATAACATCAAGTACATGGCCAAGCAATATCCTCTCCGACCCTTTCTTACGCGAAGATGGATTTGATTTTGTGTTGTTTGGTCCTAATACTTCTGATAAACCGCTAAATGTACTGCCCATATTATGCTCTTGGTGCTCTAAATATTACACAATTCCAATTTGTGGAGCTCTTGCTTCTGTAAACCATAGAACTACCATTATAATTATACTTATTGTCGGTTGTCCAGTTTCCCTTTCCAGTTAACGCTCCTATATACATTTGAGCGTGCCCATATTGTACGTGCGATGCTTTAGGATCTCCATCTGATGCCCAGTATGTTATTGCATCACCTACGTTCCATGGTATATGATTATTGCTACTATCTAAAGGTCCTTTTTCACAAATAGATATCATAGTCGCTTTTGTTATGCCACTTACAATAAACTTTCCATAGCCAATTTGAGCCATATGGTTATGGAACCCAGATCCATTTGCATTACCACCAGCTGCAACATTCATGCCAGGTATAGCACTTTGACCTTTTACCAATAACGAGTAATTATTTGCATGATTGAATGTTCCACGTGCACACTTATGCTTTGTTTCGCCATTTGCAAAAGATGCTTCTAAAGCTGCCTTAACCAATTGCTCTTGTCTTGTTGATGCTGGTCCTGTTAATGGTACTGGTTGGTTTGCACCTCCTTCGAAGACTTTATCATTTGTAGGATCGTCATCAAAAGCTTCTCCAGGAAATACGACATCTGCAGTTGCCGATACTCTAAAGTTTGGATCATACGCTCCTTCCACAAAGGATTGCAGTCGTGCTGACTCGTCAACATACTTTAATAAGAAATTACCCTCTCTTGTAGTCCTTTCTATCTCAACAGACCATGTAGCCATCTTACCACTTGCTCCAACAATTAATGGAATGTTTTGTGTTGTTGTAATATATATTGAGCTTTGGTCTACGTTAGGATCCTCATCAATTAATTGTGGTACGACATCATCAGCTTTAAGGTCTTCTGGCTCCAGAGGTTTGGAGTTTTTTAAAATTATAAAAGGATCTCCATCGCTACTGCTCTCTAATCTAGTCACCTGATTAGTTGCCCATACATCTTCTTTTTGTATTGTGCTGGTGAATCTTATGCTGCTTCCAAATCGACCCTCAAGTATCATATCACCTTCTCTCATGTTGGGTATGACATTGCCCTCTTTTATAAAAGTAAAAGGTTTATGTTGCAATCCTAATTGAAATCGAACACTTGCAGCCTTTTCGGTAATTGGATTAAGTAAAGAGCTAAGGACGCTAGTTGGTGCTGTTATCATGTCTATATTAGTAATTGCACCTGGCTTTGCTGCGTATCTCGTTATGCCCTGTCCAGTAATTATGTTTGTGTACAATTCTACCTTTCTTTGTGGTGTATTAGTATCACTTTGTGTTGACATTACCAAAACCAACTCACCCGGTACCGGCATTCTCATGTTGCTGCGATCAGCTGGATATGCTATCCGGGCTGTAATATCTTCGTACTTATTGTCGTCTGTTGTTTGGCGTTTGTATCGTATTGCTCCTACTACAGAATATAAACGCTCAACAGATAGAGAATCATCCAAGGATCCATCTAAGATAGCTTGATCCAACTCCTCTCCCGTAATTACTCCAAGCACTTGTGCAAGGTATAGCGTTTTGTAGTCTGATGCGTTAGATGCTTCTAACGTCTTAATATTGTTAATGAACTCCGATAGTCCTGTGAATATACTACCCATGTTACCAAGACATTAAAAGTGTGTAAGTAAATGACGATTGACCACTTGCATTTGCTTGTTGTAGTAATACTGCTAAGGATGTTGCGGCTGCAAATACCTGACAACCAGCGCTATAATTATTTACGTTTGTCGTAACACCACTAGCAGCAGCTCTATGTAAGTTTATACCAAAGTTACCACTTGCAACTTGTGGTGTAACATCTGGAACATCATCTCTATTTTTATCAGTGTATATTACAAAGGTTGTATTTTGCCTAAATGCTTCATACGACTCGTTGTGTATACCTACTTTAAAAGCGTTGTTATATTGTCCTGGCTTAAGTATTGCTGTTCTGTTTTCGCCTGGGTAGAAGGTTTCTAGGTAACTCTTACCTGGCACTGTTGTTGCTGGGAAGAACTTTGTTACTCCGGTGTTGCTGTCGACAACTCCAATTAAATCTGCAAATTGGTTCTTTGTTTGTACTCCTGAGTTGTTTGTATTAATGTTTGTTGTAGATCGAATACCAATGAAGTGGATTCCGGTTGGGAGGCTGTAGCCAAGCTCTTGGAGCTTTAATTTTATTTCATCAAAAGACTTAGCTTTTGCTGAGGATCCTGGCACACCTGGATCACTCACTCCCGTTATGTTGCCCAATCCACCTGCAGCGTTAGGATCGTATGCCAAGCTTTCTAAACCACTAACGTTGATACTTGGTACAAAGTCCTTATCGTAACTAAGCGCTGGGAAGAATGATTGTAATCGTGCTGTTGGATCGTCGCTTAAGCCGAGTTTACCTTTGACCGTATTTACGCTCCAACTACTCATAGACACACTCGTTGCTACTTGTATTGGTACATTTTGCGTTGTCGTTAAGTAGAAGCTTGAGTCCTCTTCGTTAATATCATCGTCCTCTATTAAGTTTGCCTCTTGAAGAATAGGGTTGTACTCTTTTCTTCTAACGTTAGCTTTCATTATAAGCATAGGATCACCATCGATGCTTTTACCTATATTAGTTATTTGCGTTTCCGGATTCCATACGCCGTCTTTTGTAATTGTGTGTGTAAACTTTATTACACCTCCCATTCTCCCTTCCATAATAGAATCACCCTCTCGAACACGACTAAATGCACCTGCTAAGTTTACAAGAGCCTCTTCGCTAAAGTCATTTTTTTGAGTAAATCTCTGCGCTTCTATCTCTGGATCGACGGTTAATGCTGGTTCACCTGATGAATCATATGCATCTTGTAGTAGCGTTGGATCTATGTTATTTCGCATAAAAAAGAATGGCGTTACTACGCTGAAGTAGTAATACTTTGCTAATTTCTTTACAATAAGAACCTGCTCCCCAGCAAATGGCAATCTATAACAACCTCTGTCTAACGGCTCTGCTACTTGAATTATATTCTTTTCAGGCTTATTTGCGCTATTTGCTTTTAAAAAGCGAATTACTCCAATTATATATGGAGTATTGGTTGGAGTCAACTCACCTACTCCTACTGTAAACTTTGTTGTGCTTTTTCCAACATCTAACACTTGTCCTATAAAGACTTCACCCTCCTTAAAGGTATTACTTGGTGCAATTGCAGTGCCAAAGTACTCGGTTAAGCCTTTAAAGACACTACTCATTTTGCTTTATCTAACAACTCTTGTGCTTCAGACATAAGTTGAGCTCTCTCTTGTTCAGTCAAGCCTAACTCTCCACTCTTATCCTCTTTACTACCAGTTACTAACAACCTTTGGATGATTGCTGTTAGACGAACTAGATTGTCATCATTCTTAACTGCTACTTCTAGATACTCCTTTATCATAGGTACCATCATAGAAGCATCTGTAATGTTTCTTATCAACCCCTTGAGTTGCTCTATCAAACCATTAATTTGACTTTCTTTCTTTTTTGTGTTCTGATAGACGTCTCTTAGTAGGTCGCTAAACGTCTTGTCATCGAACAATACACTATCCTTATCCATAGCTTTATGTTTCTAATAAATACAGGCAGATTACCTTTTCGCTATAGTGTCTGTGTTTTCAACTTGCTCAAGCAGCTCCATTAGAGCTTTTATTCTTGCTCCAGCAATCCAAGAATCAACGTTATCGAAGTAACCTAATTGTCTCAATTGTTTTGGATCAGTGGTCTTAGGATCAAACTCAAACGCAAGAAGGTTGGGACCACCACCAACCTTCTCCCAAGCTTTAAGCTCGGCTTTTAGAAATTTAATTAAGTCTTCTTTGCTATAATAGATTAGCATTAGTAAATTACGTTTCGCGGAATGTATCCCATTTTATCGTAATCGTTATACATCTTAACGTACTTATCTTTAAGGGACTTAATTACTTTTGTAATATGTTGCGTGTTTGCATTTGTCATTTCTCTTATGTAAATTTACAAAGCTTTCTTATTGAAAATCTCTAAAGTCTCCTTTCTACGAAATAGCTCTATAACAGCACCTACTACAATTTGATCATTCTTTTTTGGATATACCTTTATTAAATTTGCATCAAAGTAATCTATCATGTTCTGAATAAAGTGGTCGATTGGAGTTGGCTCTTCTTCTACAACTAGCGCTGAACTAAGTCCGTTTGCTCCTTCAAGCTGCTCGCTGTTAACTAGCTTTTTAAAGTTTTTGTTATTGTTTAAGATTAGGTAATTCTTAGCTACAATACTAAAGTAACTAAAAGCCTTCCCTTTATCGGCTGTAAACTTTGGTAACTTTTCCACTAAGAAGCTCACTACTTCATGCTGCAAATCTTTGATGGATAGGCCGTCTGTATAGTAAAACTTAAAGGTGTGGATAATATTCTCAACAAGCTTTTCAAAGGCTGGTTTAATTTCTTGACGGTAGATTCTGTCTCTTTCGAGTTGATCCTCCGTAGCATTAAGTACTTTAATACTAACATCTACTTCAGCTGTGAAGTAGTAGTTCTTAGTTTTTTTCTTCCTCGGTTTGGACATAACGCTTAATGTATTCATCTAATTCTTCTACACAATCTTTTAAACTCTCAAATGCAGCACCTACCTCATCATCAGCTTTGAACGAACCTCTATGGTCGATTACGTTCATAGTGTTGATAGTGTCTTGAAACTTATGGTATAGCGATGCTAAGAAGCTGTTGTAAACAAAGAACCCGTTCTCTGCATACTCTACTGCTTTTACGTACTTACGGTAGTTAGCAAATGCAAACCAACCAGTACCAACTAAAAGCAGGGATAATATAACTATTGTTGTTATCATTAGAATAAGTCTTTAAAAGCGTTTAGTAAATCACTCTTCTGATCGTCAGTTAGTGCTGATGTTGACTCTAAGTTAGATGCCTTCTTAGGCTTGATCGTAGTAGCTGTCAATGGTGATTGCTGTGCAACCCAAGCTTGGTATTCAACACGAGCAGCTAATTGATCAGCTTGGTGTAGTATGTATGGTAGGTTTGTGCGTAGACGTGAATTAACGTCGTAGCTGATATAGTAATGCTTGTTGCTCTCATCGTACATTCCGTCATGTAACTTAATACCAAACCATTCGTTCTCAGATACTGAGATGCCTCGTTCAGTTAATAGACGTAAGCTACGATCAGGTACAGTCATAAAAGCATTAGCAGGATTCATCTTGTAAATCTTACCTTGATTCTTTCTATGCCACTCTGAGTCGTTTATTACATACATTTCAGCCTCTTCCGTACCAATCTTACCTAAGTCATGATTGAGTGCAGCAAACACCAGCTCTTCTGTAGTGAAACTATCGTCTGAGCCCCAGCCTGTCCATAGTTGAGCCATGTCCAATGCAACATCTATTACACGAATGACGTGATCAACATAACCACCAGTAAAGCAGTTGTGATATGATTCATTACCACTTGCAGGCATAAACATAATACGTTCAGCATGATCTTCGTATAGCTTTCTTAGCTTTTCTTTTCGCTCTCCAGTAATATGGAGATCGATATACCCTACAAGCTTGAAGTAGTTGGCTTGTAATTCCTCCGCAGTGAAGTTTTTCATAATTGTCTTTGTAACCTTTTAATTTGCGACTCAAGCTTTTTAGCATAAGTCTTTCTTGTTTCTTTCTTTAGCGCAGTCTTCAACTTCTGTAACTCAACCAATGCTTGTTGCTTCTCTTGTGCCTTCTGTGCCTTAGACTTTTTTATCTTAGGTTCAATTACAGTAGGATCCAAAGTGCCTTTAAGCGTCGGCTGTTCTACACCTTTGTGATAGACCGTGCCATCTGAATATACAAAAACTTTCATGAATTTCCAACCTTTTGGGAAACCCGTCTTCTTGGGTGGTTGGGAGTATGCTGGTGTTACAACCTCTCTGACGCAATCAAAGCACATCTTAACGATAGTGCCTACTGGTACGTTGGGTTGTAGTGCTCCACAATTTTGACACTCTACAACGCACATAATTAGTTCTCTAAATCAAGGTATTGTCTTAGTGACTCTGTGTAGATCAAAGCTTGACCTAATTGCTGCTTAGCAAATTCTGCAGTAATATGTGGCTTGCCACTATCAATGTCGTTGTGTAATAGGCTTAAAACCTGGTCTAATCTAGCTGCTAGATCTTCAATTGCTTGTTTGTTTCTCATATGTTTAATTTGGTGATACCGGCGGTATCGTAAAGTTTGTGTTAAATAATACCGTATGTATTCCTACTTTACGTATTACGTGTTTTGTTCTATAAATTGGCACATCGCCATTAACGTTAGTAGCTGCTCTTATAGCTGAGTCAATGAGTCGTTTACTACGGCATGCTATCATTAAGAATCTATCGTACTGGAGATAGTATAGTCGCTTATTGTTTATGTCTACATTATACAACTCACTAAAGAATCCCAGCGAATTGCCAACATGGTAGTAGGCTTGCTGATTTTGAACTTTATCAAAGGAATGCTTAAACTCGTCACCAAAGATAGGATGCTCGTCAATTAACAAACGCTTTGCCTTGAGTATTTCAAAAGGAGCGTCAGCCATGAACTTATTTCCTACAAGGGATTGAAAGCAACTCATTACTTGATAATTAAGGATGAGCTCTTCGCTTTTTTCAATTGTTTACTAAGGCTATCGATATAATCGACGAGAAATTGCTGCTTAACAGCTGCTGTTGCTATGTCAGAGCGTAGGTCTCTTATTTCAAATGACAGTTTAAGTATATAAACACTCGCTACTACTACTAAAAATCCTAATCCAATTATAATACTACTCATATAACTATTTTTTAAATTTACTACTTATTACTATTATATATAGAAGTTATACCTAAAAATCCGTAAAGACAACAGTTAGTCGTTATCTTCTCCAAGAATATCTCGGTTTTTCCACTTCTTTGCACTCTGGCGCTCCTGCTTTTTCTTTTTATCTTCAACAACCTTAGTACGGAATCTGCCGTCATAGAAGCCATCTTCTATAGCATTATCGCGTTGTCTTGCCTTAGACATATTGAATAATTTCTTGTTCATGGCTACTCACTGAAGTATAAAACTGCACTAATAAAGATATATGTGAATATAAATACTCCTACTTCAACTTCTGTTTCGTATTTCTGCCTAAGGATGAATTTACCTATTAGACGGGATATGCACGTGTAAAATAATGACTTGAGGACAAATATCATAGTAGCTGGTGGCATAAGGTTAACGACGCTAGAAACAAGTTTACGCTAGATATAATAGTGGTGCTAACATCCCTGTTAAGGAAATTTACGTTTGGCTTAGTAATAGTTCGAGCAATTGCAGCTTCTTGCCTATGCGCCTTCCTAACTCTATCATTCAGCTCAGCAATCAAAATTACACGAGGAGCTTTCACCTTCCCTCTGTGAATATAATTAGTTCCCTTGTAGTATGTCTTACCTTCGTAAGGCTCACCTTGCACTCTCCTTGCTCCTTTAAAAGCACGAAAGGTCTCACAAGTTACGCGAGACCATTCAATGTTGTCACAGGATATTTCTAAGCAGAGTTGCCTTGGGAAGTCGTAAATAAGCTTATGGCTTCGGCTCTTCATATAGTATGTGTTTTAGTGTTCTACCTCTTCCATGTACATCGTCCATTCCATATCCCCACACCCACTCATCAGCTATTTCGTACATAGCTAATGTCTCTGTTACACGTGGATCTTGTACGTACGGAGTGTCCTTTCGCTTAAGTAAAACTACAGGAGTAACTGCAGTTGCGCCTAATGAAAAGCATGTCTTAACAAAGAAGTCCATAGTGTTACCGCTGTCGAGTATATCGTCAAAAATAAACACTGCCTTCCCTTGTATTAAGTCAGGCTTAGGCATCTTATATGCGTTTATCATCTGACGATTCTGTCCATCATAGCTTGAAGCTCCTACGTAGTCTACGACAGGATCCCAAGTAAAATTACGAGATAAGTCTGTAAAGAATGAGGTTACTCCTTGTAGGATTGGTAAACAAACAGCGTCTTTGTACTCTGGTTTAGAGCCAACTCTTTTGTTTATTCTCATACCAAGACTGAAAAGGTCTTTCTGTATTTGATCGTAACGGTGAAGTATTTTCATATAATGAATATACGTCTCTTTTTCCGAAAAGTCAACTTAATTTTTGACAATAAAGTAGATTCCTGTAGCTAACGCAATATTGCTAGCACCTAACCATAATGATGTTTTTCTCCATCGAATTTTTAAACTTACTTGCTTTTCAAGCTCCGCTCGAGTCTTTTGATGCTCTTGCCATTCTAGAGTGTACTTGGCTTGAAAATCGGTTGCAACGGAGTTGAGTTCTGTGTACTCGCTGAATAAGTTAGCAAAAGCTGCTCGCTCTAGTATAGACTGTTCATCACAGTTAATTTGATAGTTGAGTAGCTGTGCATTCTCCTTTTTATAACCTTCACCTTGCTTTATAAGCTGCAACAGAGCAACCTCTTGCTTTCGAATAAAGAAGACTCCAGTATCGCCGTTAAAGACTATTCGTTTAGGGGAAAGTGATGGCTGACCAAGTGCTGTCAAGCTGCTCAGCACTATAATTGCTAATGTTAGTAATGTCTTTTGCATTCTGTTCACGTATTGTTATTATGTCTACTTTAATGTTATTTTGTGCGCTATCGTAATCGTGACGTGCATCTAATAGGTTAGCGTTTAGCTGTGCTACAACTTGCTGCAAACTATCTATACGATGGTCTTCTGGCGGTATAGGTAATGGTGTGTTTAGGCTCTTGTGTTGGGAGTGGATTATAACGGCTAGTGCGATTACAAGTGCCCACGGCAGTACTCTAATCCAATACTTAGGCAAAAACAACATTTTAGGCTTGCGCATCATAAACTATTATTATTTATTGTGAAGGTAATTGCTCATCACAGTACCAACAACTCCAACCTTCTGACGTACGTATATCCATTCATCTTTTACAAACCTATGCTTCTTATTGATGTAATGTATACCCATAACTCCAATAATGCGACCATCTAAGTCTGTGAGAGATAGTAAGTAGATTGACTTACACTTACCACCAGTAGTTGTATTAAGAAGGTAGGAATGATTTGCTTCTGCATCTTCGATTACCACCTCGCCATTCTCATATAACTCTGATAACGGCTTGTTAAACAAGGATACTGGTATGTTCTGATACACATTCTTCACGGACTCAATGTTTGGGTTAAGCACTTCATAGAATATAGAGAACTTTTGTATTGACTTACCTGTTGGATAGAAATGGCCACCGTTATGAAACTGAGCTATAAAGATCTGATCGCACTCTAGCTCAGCTAACATCATATCGAGTTGATGATCAATTTGCTCGTTATACTTTAGCGCATCGGGTAGCGGATCTGAAGGCTTTCTATTAAACTTATTCTTTGCCCATTCCAGTAGGATAGGACCAAGCACGGATGTAATTAAAGCAATTACTATAGGTATTAATATGTCCATTATTTAATGTCTGAGGATGCAATAAGTGTGTAGGTGAAGTTGTTACCGTGAATATCTTTCGCTTTACGGCAAATCTTCATAAACGCTTCGAAGTCTGCTGACTTCTTAAATACTTGACAACCTTCTGACCAATTCTCTACGTAAGTTGAGTCTGCACCAGCTTTATGGATATTGATTCCGAATACACCTTCTTGGATTTTATTTTCATCGTACACCATATCTTTGTTAGCATCACGCCAAACCTTAACTGGCTTGTTCTGTCCTAATGCTTCGTACTTTCCTTGGTGTAAACGGATAATGTGAGAGCTACGATACTGTCCTTCTACAAGACGAGCAACACCTGCTGTATTGTGATACTCACGAACGCCTTTTTTACCAGGATCAGTAGTAGCAGCCCATGAATGGAACTTCCATACACCACCTTCTTTGTAAGAAATTGTTAATTGGTCATCAAACACGTTAGTAACTACTTGTCCAGTAGCCGCGTTTCTAATACCGACGATATTAACGTCAAATCCTTTGTTAGCTGCATCGTCAAACCATGCATAGCCTTTAGCTTTTACAGCTGTTTCCACTTGTTCTCTCGTAAATCCCATAGATATTGTTTTTAAAAATAAATATGGGGCTTAGCGTGAAATCAATAGTAATCTACTTGCAAATCTTCATATGCTGTTTGATACGCAAAACTCTTACGCATTCCAGCATCTATATGAGCTTTTGCACGCTCATTAACCTCTTTTCCTAAGCCTTTTGCGTAGGCTTTCCAAAGGATTTCTTCAATTAACTCATCGTTTGTAACGCTCATAGATTGTGGGGTATATAGCTATAAATATACGCAGAAAATGTAAAGTGTAGATAGCAATTTTAAGTGTAAAATTAAGCCAATTTTTAGGAATATCGTAGGTGAATAACCCGCATTGTATGGAGTCGTAAAATCGGTTTTAAGCGGTCAAATCTTCGTTTTAAACGAGTCATTTTTTTCGCATAGAATTGGGCTCATTTAAGCCAAAATAACGCCGTAAAACCGGGCTAAAAGTGTTTTATAACTACTTGAGAATCAAGTAGTTATAGACGGTAAAATGCGGTGTTTATAGCGAATCTTCGATGTTGAAATCCTTGTCAAATGCGGCGTATGACGCCTTGTAAGACCGCTGAGATTCATCGTTTTCATCCTTTGTAAACTGCCAATTCCAGTACAGTTCAGAGGGTGTTTTGAACCCAAAAAATGCGTGAACTTGCTTCTGTATTCCTACCACATCCTGACCATTCCAGTTCTGTCCTGTGCATATAAAACCTGCATCTATATCCTTAACGACATTGTCTTCACCTAAGGTAGTATGACGGTTTTCTATCCAACTTAAACGCTCAATAAGTTTTTGGTAGAATGCATTTGCTTGTCCCCATCTAACAGAACCAAAGAACACAACTGCATCGCTCTCAAAGAGGTCTTTTGTTATCTTCCAAAGCTCATCGTCATTGTTATTGATACTTGCCCAACAGCGATGATAGCCTGATGGGTTTTTAGACTTATCCTTAAGCACAGAGTCTTTAAGACCACAACTGTTACCATCCTTACGACTGATGTTCCCTTCACAGTTATGTATCTTCATCTCGGATACGTCTAATATGATTGCTTTATCACCTAAAGCCTTTTGCACCACTTGGGCAAGCAGAGTTGACTTTGGTATATCTGCTTCTTGGTCAGGTAGCTGATAACGATTGGATGTAGTTAGTAGTAATACCTTATCCTTCTTATCAAGATGCTTTATTGTATCTTGTAAGTCAGTTGACGTAGCAAACTCTTCATTAAGTCCAACTTCTTTTAATATGCTTCTTAGCTTTATCATGTCCTATATAAGTATTCTACTTTTTCTTCCAACCACCACCGGCCGCCTTATACTTCTTTGCAGCCCAACCATTCGCATATGCTGATGGATAGACGTCAAATTTCTTTTTAGCTTGGCTTTTGTAGTACGCCCACTTTGTAGGATCAGTTGGTACGTTCTTTTCTAAGAACAACTCAATTTCAGTTATTACGGATTCCGAAGCACCCGTCTTTGTCTTAATTGGTTTTTGTCCCTTTGATCTTTCTCCGCCCTTCTTAGCATCGCCACCTTTTGACTGAGCAGCACGCTTTCTTTTGACAAAGGCCGCTCTACCATCCTTGCCAAGCTTTTGAGCTTTTTCCTTGGATAGACATGCTGAGTATGGATCTCCTTCATCAGCATCACCACACTTTCCAACTCTATCGCCAGACGTATTGTATCTGTCCCAACCACCACCACCTACTCCACCTTTGCCACCTTTACCAAACCAAGCGCGTAAGTCTTCGAACAATATATTAGAAAGCTTTATCATTTTTGATTAATAAGTAGTTCGCCTAACACTTCTATCTTGCCAACAAGCTTTTGGAAAGCTATCTGATCGATAGCTATACTCTTTCTAGTAGACTTATATAACTCCTCAAGTAGTTCGTTGTACTCTTCTTTGGCTTTATCCAAGTCTAACTTATCGTTAGCTGCTTTTTCGTAGTACGGAAGCTTTACGTTATAATGGTAATAAGTGAGCATAGCGTCACCACCTTTCTCCTTAGAGCTATCTGTTATCTTTTCTGCACCACCTAATCTCGTTTTAGCAAACTCCTCAAAGGTTTCTGCTGCTTCTTTTAATATGCTAGAAAGCTTTATCATAGTATCTTTACTTCTGGTTCTGGTAAGGTTAAATCTATATCATAGATTGCTATGGGCGGCTTGTACGAATCAGAGCTTAGCGTAACAATAATGTGCTTGGTATTAGTTAGACGACCACTCTGTGTCCTACTTTGATACTCCCAATCCTCATCAGCCAAGCGAATGTATTTGTTCACCTCTGGATCTAATTTGCCTCTACGCTTACCATATACTTCTCCCTTTAAAGCTGCTACAATAATCTTAGGATCAGATTCCTCAGCTAACGCATCCAACACATCTAAGAACGATTGTTCGTTATATTTACTCGATGCAATTTGTACATAGAAACATTCCTTTGCATTTAAAGAGTTGAGCTTATTGCTGTACTTAATAATCCATGGAGCAATAGTGTTACTGGCAAAGAAGGAATCAAGCTCTGTGTTTGGAATAGCCATATCATATACGCTTGTATCTTTGTTAATGATTGGAATATCATCATTAGTAAGCACACCTGAGTATTTAGCTAGGTTTCTAATTTGAGTGTCCCACATGGCAAACGATCCTTCGTACAAAGTGTAGTCAGATATGATTGCCTTGCGAGCTTCTAAGAACATTGAATACATTATCTTTCCTTCCCCACCTCCTCTGACTGAAGGTATCGTCTGGGATAGATGAACTTGCCAAGGTGCGACACCAAAGTACTCTTTATACCTTTTAACGTCACTCAGCTCAGCAGATATCATTCCGAGCACCTGTCCATTAGCTTCATCAACAAGTATATGCTTAACGTAGCCACCATCGTAGCTCCTGTAGACATATAGCACGTAACCGTCTTTACTAATTAAAGCTCTCAGCTTCTTACCAGGCTTATGCTTCAAGAGCCAGTAGTATGCTTCAGGCGCTCCAGCCTTTACAGAAGCGTATATGTTGTATGGATCAGACTCCACTGCTGCAATCCGTGGAGCAATCTCACTGCCATCTAAAAACTCTTTGAACTTATTAGCATCTACATTGTTCCAATCGACAATGTCACCTATGTTAATGAAGTTATCTACGCCAGACATATGTCCCTTATTAGGCTTTAGCTCTTCAACGAGTTTATCAAAGATAGAACGGAATGTGATCATATGTATATAAATAGTTCGCAAAAAGGAAAAGCCCCAAAAGGGGGCTTCACCATTTACACAAAACACAAAACTATATAATTGTCAGCTGCTTAATTGTAATCTCTAATAACGCTTTGTAAGCTGATAGCGATAGCTTCTTGGCAGCAAGACTCGTTAATGCAGTAGGGACTTCGTCTGAATCCTTGTACAAGACCTTAGCTAATTGTAAAGCTCGTCTGCGTAACTGCTCTTCAGTACGACCTGTCCACTTGAGTACTGCCTTACTGAAACTATCAATAGGCAGCACTCGTATAACACAATCTTGTACCATATGCTCATACACATATCTCTTTGCACTCTCCTCAATCTCTTTGGTTAAGTAACCATACTTAATACACTTTGCAAGTGCATACTGCTCAGCAACATACTCTTGCATGTAAGCATAGTTACGTTCACCCTTTACTATATGACCGACTTCGTGCATGCAGACATAGAAGCTGTACCTATCAGTAGGTACTGGTATACTTACTTGTCCGTGGTCTATAAAAGCCTCATACACTACATCACGACTCGTTCTACGACCATTGTAAGGTAGCCATTTGCGTACTCTAATCAAGTGATAATCCAAGTGGTCTCTCACTATCTTTAGCATCTTTTGGTCTGCCTTTGCAAGGCGTTCTTTCGTCGTTTTTCTCATATCTTAGCTTTAGCAAATGCCTCGTAAACTCTCGGCGCAAGTTCCTTGTAATTCATGTCAAATCGTGTAGACATAATAGCTTGTATGCCTGGGTTAGTATACGGTGAGTTCTTAGGTGAACTCCACTTACGAGTATGAAACATCCAGTTATAGAAGTGAATGTAAGCGTTAGCTTTCTTAACGTAATCCTTCACGTCAATACTGAGCTTCCACTTCTTAATAAGCTTCACAGTACGACGCTCATTATCCAGCTCTAAATCGCGCGATACACCTAAGTGCTTCTTGATATGATGCACACGTTTACCGCCGAGCCAACCGTCAATTTTCTCCATAGAATTACCTGCTTTATCCCACAAGTCAATACCTTCTTCCCACTGAGTTAGGTGCGCATATTCGTGCGCTAGAATACCCAAAGAATCAGGACGATTCATCGAACAAACAAGCGCTCTTCCATCAGCATCAAAGTACCCAGAGCAGACGATATTGCTGATCTTTACGTACCCTGTAGGACGCAAGTCGCACTTGATTCCAACACGTTTACACTCGGACTTTACGTGGTCCATAAACGCCAAATCTTCCTTAGTAAATCTTGCCATCATCGCGATAGCGCGAGCCTTTCTTGAGTGTTTTTTTATGCGTTTCATAGTTGTTTTTTATTCTTCATTACCACGTTCTTTCGCCAATTTCTTGAATATCTTATCGTCAGAAAATGCGTTGTTTGACTTCCTAATCATGTTGACAAACCACGCGACAGACTTAGCCTGCTGCCAAGCCTCTCGCACTGATGTCGCTGGCGGATAAAGGAGTTCTGCCGGTACGACAGACTCCATATCTTCACCGTGTACTACGGAATAGTGACCTACACTATTCATTGCAGTTCGAGCTCCAGTAAAACGCTTCGCAATGAAGCGTTTCATCTTCTGAAATTCCTTTTGCTCTGGGGTTAGTTCCACTATCTCTTTGCGCATTAGAAAGGCATTGTAGATGTAGTAGACTGCTCATTCATCAAGGTCTCTTCAGAACCATCACTCACGTATTTCTGCACTAACTGCTTAACAAACGTACGCTCGGACTGCAAGCCACCCTCCGCAGAATACAAAGGATAGATAGCCACCTCAGCACACTCTGCAAGCGTGAATCCGTCAGACATAAGACCCGCCATCTCCACTACAGAACGTGTAGAGATAGGAGTCTGAATGCGCGGAGAATCCGTACGCATCTCAGTACGAGTAGCAGACGCAATCTCTGCAAGATTCATAGCAACAGCTCTCGATAAAGTAGGCTGTACCTGGCAGATAAGAGTAGCTTCTTGAGCCGGCTCTAAGAAAGGAATCTCAGCGATAACGAAGCGGTCTAACAACGCACGGTCCATCACACGAACTGCGGTATACTCGCTACCAATGTTAGCAGTACCGATGAAGCACACACCCTCTGCAACCTTGACAGTCGGAGAGTTTACAGCTTCGTCAAGACGCAAGTAACGCTGGTTAGGATCCAACACAGTCATAAGGATGTTCCAAGCCTCTGGATGCGCGCGAGACACCTCGTCAAGCAAAATCACAGTATTCGGAGTCTTTACAGCCTTCACGAAAGCAGACTCGTTAAAGAACGTACCTGCATCCTTAGAGAAGTGCGTATTTCCGATCAATGCACCACGCGGATCTTGCGTAGCTCCTAAGTTAATATAGAAGATCTCACGCTCCATAGCCTTCGCTACAGCGAACGCAGTCTGCGACTTACCACAACCGGTAGGACCCGTCAATAGCATGTTAGTACCGCGCAATACAGAGCGACATATAAACTTCCACGTCAAATCCTCGCAGAACAAGGTCTCTGGACGTTTCTCTACGCACGTGTTAAGGAAAGCCATAACAGTGTTCTCTGCTGCAGGAACTGCAGTCTCGTTAACCGATTTTTTACTCATATTCTTAGTATTAGGTGCAACCTGGCGCCACTTGCCGGATTCATTAGACAACCACATCCCAGCCTTAAAGGCCTTAGATAGCGTCATATAGGTGATGTCCTTAGTAACGTCAGCGCCGCTAACAGTGTTAAAGGCTCTTACTGATTCGCCACGTTTTCCAGCGGCTAAACAAACTTCTGCGATAATTGCGATGTTCATGGTGTTTTGTGTTTTTGTGTTATTTTTCATATGCTAAAGATCACCCCATTATTTGGATATACAACCGGCGGTAGTGATTATTTTCCGGAAGTTATGAACCGAGTTATGAACCGGCTAGTTAGCCGATCGTGTGCGCTTAGAGCGCAGCTTGGTCCTTGCAGAAATCGTAGATTGCATCAGCTACTGAGTCAACCATACCATCTGCTATCGAACGCTCATCCCACGACGTTTCTACACTAAATTCGCGACCGTAGCCGGAGCTAATCTCCACGTCAACTGCGTTCTCGCAATCGACCTCTCCAATAGAGTCAATCAGCGCACTACGCAAGTCAAAGTCCTCTTCAAATGCACGCATTACGGCGATCCAATCGATCTGCCCTATTGTGTCGTTAGTAGCCGCAGCAGCAGGCTCTACAGCTGGTTCTACTGGTGTTACATTGCATTAGCAAGTGCGATAGCTCTTGCGTCTAAGTCCTTCAATAATGCGCCATATCCGCCGCCTCCCAACATCACGTTAAGAGTCTGTGCAACTACTGCGCCATTTGCATCCTTAGCAGACCACTCGTGGTCAATCACCTCAAACTCCTCTGGATTTGCGTTCTCCACAACACCTCTATATTCAAAGGTCACGCCAGTAGGCAATGCCACCGGGATTGTGATGATATGCTGTTTGTACGGCGTACCAATAGTAGGTGTACCGATGTTGATTCCGTTGTTAACTGTGTTGTTTGTTGTCTCTGAATTTTGCATGTTTTGCGTATTTATTGTGTTATTTATTTCTTGATTTAGTGCGGTAAATGCGGCCTTTACACCTTCGCAAATTACCTCTTTTGGTGTGGCTACTTGACGGAGTCTATTCACGTATAGTGCGTAATCACTACACCCTTGAACGCGTCTCATCTCCACTTCGAAGACGTCAGACCCCATAGTAATAGTGGGATGTGCGGCAACGTAATCCAGCATGGATGTAGTCCTAAAATAGCGAGTAACACCCCAGTACTTAGTACGCGCGCCAAACATGCGCATTTCGGTGAAAATTCGGTTATAGCCTTCGCTTGGTTTCATGCCAATAGCCACCATCATTTTCTTGCGATATTCGCTTAAAACTGGTACTAAGTATGGGTAATCGAAAGGGTGAATGCGCTCGTAGCGATCTGTTAATTTCTGCATTTTTTGTGTGTTTTTTGTGTGTTAATTACTTTAATCCAAGTGCGTCTCCTACCCATAATGTAGCGATAAAAACCGCAAGGATAGTGGTAAAAAAGGTTGCTGCTTTCAGCAATTCCAGCGGGTTCTCAGCCCACGCATTTTTGAGTGTTTTTATCATTTCTTTCATAGCCTAAAGGTCCGTCCATTTTTTCGATTTACAACCCCGCTAATAGCGCGGGACATTGTGTGTAACTGTGTGATTGTCAGCAAGTTAAGCGCTTATTTAGACATTCTCTAAATTAGTGTTTTCTGCGTTTTCTGCAGGAAAATTATTGGTAGTCATATACTGACCATCCACCACTCTATCTGCGTGAGTAAACCCGGCACTATCGTGTTCTGGACCGTCATCTTCCTGCGCATAGTGCGCATCTAAGAACTCCCAAATCTGGTCAGTTAACTCAAGGTCATCCAGCTCGTAACCGTGCTTAGTACGCATGATTGAGTCGATCACTTTCCCGTCTTCATTCATATACTCAAGGACGTGAATAACGTCGTCTGACGCGGTTTTCAATACGGTTCTCTTGACCGTCAATACTTCTGTTTCTGTGTGTAAAATATCCATGATTTTGTGCAATTTTAAAGTTTCTTAATAAGTCGTTTTGCGATGGCATTGCTTGATACCAAGTCCAGGTACAGCATGTCAGCAGTGCGCATTTTAGCGGGATCTGACAACGATTCGATTGCACGTAGATCGTCGATACTAATCGGCTTCTGACGGATGTCAATTGCGTCATCTGCAGCTCTCAAAAGCTGTACGTACAGCGGGTGATCCTTCTCGATATCCTCGTTGTTATCGCAGTCGCGAATACTGTATTCCCACGACAATCCCGTGTCAGCAACGCGCACTTCGTAGTTAATGTTTTCATGCTCAATATCCACGAGAAATGAGCTAAATGTGGTGATGTTAAAAACGTCCATTTTATGTATGTATTATAGGTTATTACTTAGTTTGTGCGGTTAATGCGGTCAACTGACCCTTCACCATCTTATGCGGAACTCCGCCTATCATCACGTACTTGGACTGCATAGCATTCAACGGTACACGTGGGTGGTTAGCACGTACCTTGGAGATACGCTGTAACACTGGTATTGCAGCAGTCTTGGACTCAACAGCAACGACAGCTTTCGTAGAAGTCTCGAAAGATGCGGTGTTAAAGAACTCCATAGACTTCTGGCGGTAGTGGTGTGATTGCCAGTCTATTGTCTCACGCTTATCAGCAGGGACTAATGTGAACTGTGCAGTAGCTGCAGGTTTGTACGCCTTCAAGGCGTTTTTCGGTTGTGTGTTCTTTTTATTCATATACTAAAGATACTCCTAATATCCAGTTCTACAACCGCGCGTGGCCTGCGGCCCCCTTTGCATAACCCAGTGATTATCAACACGTTACCGTGTTATTTAGAACCTCTCTAAATTAGTGTTTCCCGCATTTTATGGGGCGACTTTTTTTACACCCGTCTTGTAAACCTTTAACCACAGACGTGCGTTGTTCCACCACCCACTATACAAGTGGTAGCAAATGTCGTCGTTGGGATGCTCAAACTCGCTACTCCACACGAAATTCACAATGTTCCCTGTCTTTGGATTATACAGCGTAATCTCCGTGTATATACCCTTGCTATATTCATACAGCCGCTTACCAAATGCATTAGCCGTGGTGACCAAGGTGGAAGCAACTTCATCGTAATGAAAAGCGTCCTTCGTAAGATCCGCATGAATCGTGGTTAAAGGAGGCGCTATAACTTGCTCCAATGCCTCTTTGTACAGCGTAGCTACCGGGGAGCTTACGGTCATTGTGGTTTGGTAGTTGCTATTCATGCCGTGTAGCAGCTTGCCTAGCAATGAGTCTTCTTCAGTTGGTTCCATGTTTATATGTTTTTATATGTGTAGTTACTGACCAGTGTAGATGCGTCTTTCCACACGTTTAGCACAATAGATTTTCCCTTGTGATCCGCGCGATACATGATGCAATTATCAAGACATGTTGCAAACTGCTTGAACCGCAGGATTACATTAGTCTCATCACTCTCTACGTCGATAGGTTGCTTTATCCAACCGCCATCCATAGATGGCGTGTGATCAGGTCCGAATATATTGTGGCGTGTAATGTGCAATGTACGCGTAGGTTCATCGTATATAGTTGAGCTATCTATTGTAATCTTAAAGGCTGTTTCTGTGTTGCATGTAATGTAGGTTATCTATTAGTTAGTACAATGGTTCAGTAATGTCTTTGGTGCAATGCACGTCATGTGCAGTAAATCCACCCCAAGGAATAGATCGTTCAATAAGTCGCGGAACATCACGCGTCTCTCGCTAGCCGCAACCATCTCAAAGTCCGCGTATCCGTCGGTATCCGTGTTGTGTACGCGGATGATGCAATACCCAATGTCTTTGCATCTTTTGAGCAGTTCCTTATGCCGTAATAGTGCGCCATCCGAGATGGTTACAATACGCTGTTGTTCGTGGAATGACATTATATGGCCTTCTTGATAAATCTGTATGAACTCCACGTTATCCACGGTTGCTATGCCATCTGTCTCCTTGACATGACGCGACATACACGATGCTAAGCCAGACTCTCCAACGAGCGTCTGTTTCCCGCTATTATCAACGATCCCATATAGTACTGTGGATCTATGCGCTGGAGCGGGGTGTTTGCCAATCGCAAATACCTTCGCTTTTGTGTACCTTGGCATAGCGAGGTTCTCTATCTTGTTGTCAAAGAGCATCTGCTCGAACATATCCACAAACTGCGGGTAAGTGTTCCCAGGCTCTACAACCCACACGTATTGCCCTATCTTGAATTTTGGTTTGTATTTCATATCTACGTTTTATGTGTGTTTCATCTTATGTATGTTATATGGTACCAAACACGCAATTTATGCGGGGTTGGTAACCTTTATGTTACCTTCTTTTACTGCGCGATCTCTGGTAGCCCAGTCTATCCACACGTCAAGATACAATGTCTTGCCATTGTAAACACTCTGGAACATTGCGCGATTTGCTTCTGGCCCTGTATCCATCCATGGTCTGAACAGCACAGACACATCGGTATCTGCGTTAGTTACGAGTATGTTCTCCTTGCACCATTTCCCGAACTCCATCCTACCTGCAAATATATCGTCTATTGTAACGTGCAATGTACGCATGTCTTCCTCGTATATGAAGTCTCCTTTTGATGGTTGTAGTAATAGTCTGTATTCTGCCATAATAGTGTTGTTTCTTGTGTATGCTAATGTCTCCTAATGCTACTATAGGCCCATCAGGGGATGGGATAGACACCACACACCGTGTGGGGTTGAGTGTCTGTTTCCTATAGGAAAAAAAATATGTGCGGGATATGAACCCGCCTAATTTGGGTTTTTAAACCCGCTCCTACCCCCGGTTTTCACGTTATTATAGGGGTGTATACCCCCCCTATATACAGCGTAAATCTATGGGGGGACCCCCCTTGTATACAGCTGTTCTAGAGGGGGGGACCCCTCCCGCTTATACAGTCGCAGGTACCCCCCCTATACCCCCACGTTTCTATGGGTGTATCCCCCTACACCTATGCTTTCGCAGATGGTGCAAGGAACTTGCTGTTCAATGTTCTTGCTATCCCTAGCATGTCCTGTGCAGTTACTGCGAAGCTATTCTTTGCTCCGTACATCTTTGAGAAGTACTCCTTCACTACTGGCTTATGCGTAGACTCCCCGTATGACCCGTACTCTATGAAGAAGCTTATTATCTTCATCCCTAGCTGGTTCTCTAAGAGCTGCATGTACTTGCGAGTATGCCTTGATGCTGCTTCCCCGTAGTAATTGCCTGTTCCACCAGGTGCTCCATCGGAGAAGTTAATGAAGTAGCTTTCGCAGTTGTTATTGCTTGGTACGAACATATTACGCTTGTACTGCGCTTCGAAGCATAGTCCCTCCGGAGTTACGCTACAAGTGCTGGTTAGCGCTAGGGCTTGCATTAGCTGTTGTAGCGGGTTAATGCGGCTGTCGTAAACAGTGATGATTACTGGGCTGCTCTGCTTATCGTTAGCTGTATGTCTAAGGCTTACTTGTACGTGCATGTTAGTGCAGTGTCTAGCAGCCTTGGCAATTGCAATGGTCATAGACGATGTCTGTTCCCACTTGTCTCCACCCATACTACCACTTGCATCCAGCGATAAGTGCAGGTTTACACCTTTGTACTTGTCTACGTGGATCTGCTTGAAGATGTTCTCTACTCCGTATCCTGCGTGGGCTATACGCTTAGCATCTAGACCACCAGTTCTCAAGCGGTTTGTAACCAACTCTCTCTCCTCGTTTCTAAGCTGTAACTTGCGTCCTAGCATAGCTCCCTGGTTGAATCCCGCTTGTACTGCCTTGTCCTTACCAGAGCTGTGTCCCTTGTAGAAGTAAGACCCTATTGCCTCGTTCAATACATGCGCGTACACACGTTGTCTATCCTCAGGTATACTGGAGCCTAGAAGCGCCATGTACTCCATGAAGATACGGCCGTTCTTAGTAAGGTCGTAGGTTACTGCAGTAAAGCTCTGGATATGATCTTCCCCTCCAACCTGCTGTATTTCTGCAGCAGCTTGCGTTAAGCTCTGCACCTTCTTCTGCAGGTTCCTGGTACCTTCCTTTCTCTCTTCAACTCTTCCCTCTCCTAAGTCCTTCTGTTTCTGCAGTGCTTCACGTGCCTCTCTCTCCTCCGCAGTACTAAGGTCTTCTAGAGTCTCTCCTCCTTCTTCCCCACTATCTGCGCCAGACTCATCATCCTCGCCATCTTCCCCGCCATCATTGCCGGCTCCACCCTCTTCACTATCATCCTCATCCTCAGGCTTCTCGCCAGAACCCTGGCCTTTGCCACCCTTGCCCTCAGACTGCTTGTCCTGCGGCTCTCCGTCCTTCTCCTCTTGCTCCTGCTGTTCCTGCACCTTAGAGAGAGTCTGACTGATTAAGTCATGCACTTCCTTTGCAAGATCTATAACATCCTGAGTAGTCCTCAGACGTGCAATGTTCGCAGTGTCTATAAGATCCAAGACTTGCTTAAGTCCAGGCATAGCGCTAGGATCCGAAGCTGGGTTTAGACTATTGATGATACGCATCTCCCATGACTCCCACTGCGAAGCATCACGAAACTTGCTACTCTTGAGAGCTTTAGTTATCGCATCAGCTACAAAGTAGGTATCATACAACTTGTGATAGTATGCGCGATACCCGGGGGATGTAGAGAATACAAACTGGTCAATACGTCTGTCCTCAATCCAGTTAATAAGCGGGAATAAAGTCCTCCACGTGTCATGAGCTGTATTCATGCGTACTTGCGAAGTAGCCTCAAAGTCAGTCATAATGCAGTGTGCAGACTCGTGTAGAGCCAGCGCTACGTGCAGGTCAAAGTTAGCATCCTTAATGTCCGCAGATAACGAGATGGTCTTGCCATCCGTATAGCTCTGGTTTCCCTGGAAGACTAGCTTGATATCCTTCTTAGTCAGGATCTTTGCGAAGTTCCCGATGGCACGGTGATAACCCGCTAATTTAATAGCTTTGATAACATCACTGGTACCCTTGGAACCTGCACCAAGTCCGGAGAACTTATCTGATGCACCCCAGCTCTTGTCCATCCAGAAGCTGCTGTAATTGCGGGTAGTGTCGTACTTGGACTTCGCAGTCTTTGCGTGCTTGCGGACGATCGATTTAATGCTTGCGTTTTTCATATGTGTGTGTTTATAGGATAAAGATCACCCTATTATTTGGATATACAACCGTTGTATGCTAATTTATATTCATTCTAAATAAGCCTGGGATCCTATGATCTATACGATCTAAGTGGGATCCATTGGATCTACCCCGTAACTAACTGAATATCAGCAAACTAAGAACCCCCTTTGACAGGGGGCTCTTTCGCTTTGTAACACACACAAAACTACTTAGTTAGGCAATCTTGCGGCCCTTCTTCGTAATGCGGTAAATACCGTTGTCTACGCGCTTTAATAGCTTCTCAGTAACTGCAGTACGTGCAGCTCTCATTACTACCCCATCGAATGAACGGTTGTCCATTTCTGTAGTGGGGATGCGCATTCTACGACGTAGTGTAGAACGGTCAATAGTTTCCTCGTTTGATGCAGCGTAGAGTACACGCTCTTTCCATGTTTTGGTCATAACCTTATGTATTGATTTATATTTACAATATACGCTAAACATTCCGTAAAAACAACGGGTTGGGTGTTTATTTTTTATAGAAAAAAATTTGCGGATCGGCAAAAGAATTTGTTAAATTTCCCATTCTTCCTATTTTTCATGAGTGTCTATCTATTTTTAAAGTGTCTTGCTTATACGCCCTAAGCGAATGATACGCTAAAAGTATCTGAGTGTCTATCCTATCCTAAGGGACACAATAAAGGGGGAAGCTTTCGTCTCTCCCCCCCGGTGTTATACTATACTATGTCTCTATCTGTTATACCTGTCTACTTAGTGTTGTTTGATAGGCTTGTATGGCTGTATACGCATTCGCCATGTCTGCTGCTGAAAGGAAGTTGTTTGTTGCTATGAATGCAAATGCTATATTCTGATTAGTATAGCCTGTTATGGTATCTGATCCTGGGTCAAATATACCATCAGTACTTGATACTTCACTTAATGCTCCAATCTTTAATGATCTGTTTACATATAAATAGGCACCTGGAGTAATATTTGATGTACCGTTCACTGTCCCATTTTTGTATATGGCTACTTGACTAGCTGAGCCACTTGATATACTATAGAATCCACTCTTGTTTGTATTGTTAGAGTATCTTGTTCTCCAAAAAATAAAACTCTATTTTCAAATTCACTAACTAACCACTCTGGTCTATCTGATAGTACTACTTGACCGGTTTCTTGATCAAACCCATTAAATTGAACTGCTTCAATTACAACTAGTTTCTTTCTATACTGTCCCATTAGAAACTTACTGTAGAAAGAACTTTGATGATAGTTGTTTCTGGATCAAAGTCGTTTCCTAATTCTTTTGCAACTAATAGATCAATTGATGTTCCATTTTTTTGCTCAACCCATAATTGCTTTACGAATTTTGTTGAATTAATTTCATTTGTATCCTTATCTCTTTTGATTGTAAATACTGCTACGTTTACTTGTTTTGGTGTCATATTTTTTGAATTTGTTATTGCTGTTGATATTGAATAGTTTGATGAACTGTCGCTGATGCTTACTCCTGGAGGAAAAAATGCTCCTGTTCCACCATTTATTGTTCCTGAATATCCTAAGGTTGTTGTTGTTCCTATTAATCCGGTCGATGTTGTTGTTTCGTTCATATTATTTGTCAGTCATTGGTTATAGTCCTGACAATCACTTACTGAAAGTTCTATATCTGGATTTTGTTGTTTGTTAAAGTACTCTTTTAAAAATTCTCTTCTGTAGAGCAGTACTTCTCCTTTAAATCGGGTATTGTTGATGGCTCTTTTTCCGAATTGCTCTTTAGCTCTAGTAGCAGCTGTTGCTACTTGCTTTCCTAATTCAGCACCTGCTGCATAACCTAAATAATCATACAATGATATTAATTCTGCTTGTTCCATAATGATTTTATTTTACATTTAATATAAGAAAAATATCCTCCAAAGACAACAAAAAGAGCAGAAATATTTAATAAATGTGGATGATTTTCTCCACATGCTCCGCATACATGTTCAATAACTTCTCCCATGTTATAGCTCCATTAAAGTTGCATTCTCAATTGATTTGGTAATTGACTCCCATTTAGAAATATATTCTTGAATTGAAGTGTAGTGATTGTTCTCACTTGTATTTAACTTTTCTTTGGCAATAACTTTTAGTGCATGGTTGAATGTTGATGGATAACAAACTGATCGTAGATACGCTCTATCGTCTTTACCTCTATTCACTTTTTCGAACACTGTATATCCTCCTGAGCTTGAGTTAACAATAAAGTATGGTTCTAGTGTTGGATCTTCTATAACTGTATCCCCTACTGGGATGGTGTTTGGATTTCGTAACATTTGTTATTTTTTAGTTTAAAATAAATTGTTTTAGTTCCTCTTGTGACATTCTTCCGGATCTAGCTTGTGGTTTAGCTCCCTGTGCAATTACAGCTGTATGAGGAATTCCTCTTACTCCATACTGTCCTGATAAATTATCGGGATCGTTTTCCACATTTATTTCTAAGAAAGTAATATTGTCACTTTCTAATTCTTCTCTTACTTGAGTGAAAGTTGGTCCGTATTCTCTACAAGGTCCGCACCAATCTGCGTAGAATTTAATTACTTGCTTTGCCATATGCTCCTTTTGATTTATAGTGATCTGCTTTAGAAAACTTGGTTGCTGATTGTTCTACTGCTTGCTTTGGTCGGTTTAAAGTTGGAATCCATTCCATAACCGATTGATAAATTCTTTTTGCTGAATTCTTTGACATGTTCGTTTCTTTTTTAGTTATAGTATAATATACTAAATTTCTTTTAAATATCCAAGCATTATTTGATTATTTATTCTATTTTCCATAGTAATATAATCTCCTATTTTATCTACATACCTAAACTGCTTCATTTGAAAATCTTTAGAATCGTTCACGCAGGTTTCCTCCCACTTGTCAGTAAGTTGGTATGTCTTTCCTCTAAATTTAAAAGTGAATTCTTCCATATCATAAGATACGAAATTTTTTACATTTCTCCAACAGCTTCCACTAAAGCTTTCTTAACTGCTCCTGAGAATGCAGTTTTATTAAATGGGATATTATCATCATTCAAATCTAAGAATGTTGATTGAACTGTAACATTTGCATCTCCTTGACCCCAGTATTCCTCTTTTCCTATTATAAGTCTTAGTTTTACAATAGTAATTTTTTTAGTTTTAGAGAATGGACCAAAAGATGTATTTGTAGAAGGTGCTTCAACTGATAGTACTTCTACTTCAACTGGAGTTCCATCTTCACATATGTCATATTTTTCAGATAGAATTTCTTCGGTCATTTGTTTAATTCCAAATACAACTCTTTCTTTTTTCATCTCAGGTGCTTCAACTTGTGAAGACACTTTAGTTACTGTGTAACACTTTGGTGCTGTATCGGCTGACAGTAGAAATACTAGCGATAATAATAGTAATACTTTTTTCATTTTTAAAAATCTAAGTTTCCACCAATTAGTACATTATTCATTATGCCAAATTTTGGTGTTGTGTTTATATTCATTCTCCAATTAGTATTTAACTTAAAAGATTTTGATACTTTAATTGAAACATTATTTCCTACAACCGCATTAAATGTATTTGAAGTTCCGCTTTTACTAATACCTAAATCGTAGTAAGGTGAACACACTGTTATAAACACTTCTGGTGTCCATTTAACTTTAGGGGTTATATTCATTTCCTTATTTGCCATAACAACAGCATAAGGAACTAATATAAAATAAATATATTTACTATCTTCAACCACAGAAGCTCCAATTTGGTAACCGTAATTAATTTTTTTAGTTAATTTCATATTAGTAACACTTCCTCCTATATTATGAGCAGTGCCCATTTTTCCAAAATTAAAATGATAGTACCAATTTTTGTTTCTGTAATAGGATGAATAGGATTGCTGACTTAGGTCGAAGGTAACTACAGCATTCACACCAAAACCTTTCCCATTACTTATCTTACTATAACACAAGCTAGTTCCATATCTCCATCCAGATTCAAATGTTGGATTCTGTAGTAGTGCAAAATCAGCAGATGTTAGCATAGGATTAGGCTTTACTAAAGATCCTCCTCCAAATGATTTTGATTGAGCACCTATAATGTTATTCTGAGTTGAGGTAAACTGCTCATTAGCAGAGGGTGGTGATGCTGCTGGTGGTGGAGCTGGTGGTGGGGTTTGCGAGTGTACTAAACTGCCCACCAATAATAAAGTGATTAATAATAATTTTTTCATAATATTAAATAGTTTTATTTTCCATAAAGGAAATTAGAAATGTTATCGTAAATTAATTCTAACAAATTAAATAATTTTTTCATATTTTTAAAAATTTAATTTACCACCTGTTAGTATTTGGTAGTTTAAAAATGATTGTCCTACTTCATATACTCCTGTAAGGCTTAGATTGAACTTAAACACCTTAGTTATTTTTAAATCCCATGAGTTAAATGGTACTGCTATTATTCCTGCATCCCACCACTTACCTTCATAGAACTGAGTAAATGGAGAGTATACTCCTAGTATAAGTACGCTAGTACTAATTCTATCATTTAATTTAAAACTACTATGTGCTCCTCCTACAGCAGACAGGTTTAGTAAGGATCTTTCCCCCATTTTACCTGCTGTAAAATTGACACCAAACATTCCTGTTAGTTTATTATTTACTTTGTATGATTCTAATACTGTAGTTGTACTAAAGAAGTTTTTATCAAAATCCATCATAATAGATTGTGCACCTACTGTATTTAGTTTTTTAGATTTATTCATCCAAGATTTATAAAAAGTAACATTCAAATTATTAACTCCTGAGGTAAAGTTGAATAGTACTCCTTTGATTCTAGTTCCTTTAGTGTTGGCATGAGTTATACTTCCTACAAATCTAAAGTTTTGAGTTTCATCAGTATTGGCAATAGCTACTATGTCTCCAGAAGCAATTAAGCTTCCTACACTTCTAGCTGCTGTATTTGATTTTTTACTTCCTCCTGATGTTCCTCCACCTCCTGATGAACTTCCTCCATCAGCTGATCCTCCATCTACTGAGTTTGATAAAGAGTTGGCTAAGTTACTTCCTCCACCGCTTGATCCTTCTACAGATGACCCAGACGTTGAACCTCCTGTTGAAGTTGGTTGATTTGGATTTGTAGTGTTTCCTCCTTGCTGAGGTGTTCCCGTTGAAGGTTGTGTAGGTGTTCCTCCAGAAGTACTAGAAGGGGTTTGACTTGTTTGGCTTGAGTTACCTGCTGAGCTTGTTCCAGTAGTTCCTGTATTCGCTCCTGTAGATGTATTTGTATCTGCTTTTTTTTCATCTTTTGAATTTTGGTTAGTACTACCTCCTTCACTTTGTGAAGAGTTTGTTACGCCTCCTGCTGTAGCAGTCATAGAACTTCCCATAGACCCTCCTATGGTTGCTATAGATTGAGCTACGTTTGTGACTGATATTACGTTTGTTACAACAGTTAAGGTGTTAGCAACTGTTACATTGGTTATGCTATTTACAATAGCTGTGGTTACGGATTGGCAAGGTGAGTTTGTATTTTGCTGAGATACGGCTTGTATCCAGGTATCAAATGCTCCTGAAGAAAAATCGTTTGAATTAAAAGTGTTTTGATTATTGAAGTAGTTTACTACTACATTTCCTCCAGCAGGTACGAATACGCTCTTTGATTGTAGTGTACATGGATCTGTATAGGTATAGCTGTACTGGGCTGAAGCCTGTAGGAAAACAAAAAATATAAATAAAGAAATCCATTTTTTCATTAGTTCGGAAATATCCCCTTTTTAATCATTTTACTTACTACTCTTGAAGAGGCAGTTTCTAATGACTTTTTAGTGGATATACCGATTGTTGATTGATTAAATTTAATATCGTCGAGTCCATCTAGTAAGTTTGCCTTCTTCACTGTAACTGCCTCACCGGATCCTGACCCAGTAATTATTTCACCGCTTTGTGCATCCACAAATCTTACTTGTAACCCTAATATTGTTTTTTGTCTTATCTCAGCTCCAGAGGTTGAAACTTCTTCATCCTCACCTATGCTAAAGTCGTAGACTTCTATATAAACAAAATACTTTGCTAATATAACATTTCCTTTAACTTCTATTTTATTTTCTGATATACCCTTAGCAGAAGCTATATGCTGGGCAATCATTTTTTGTTTTATTTCTTCTTTGTCTTCTGTAAACTTAAATCTGTTTGTAGATTCTAGATATTCTAATACTATATTTGATACTCCTAAACCAACTCTTTTATCTTTTAGTTCTGGGTACATTTCGTACAACTCTTCGTTGATACCAATTTTAAGAATCTGAATAGGAACAATAACATCACCAGTGTAATCAGATACCACAGCCAATGATTGCTTCTTTTCAAAATCTGCTTGATATACTTCAGTTTTAACAGACCCTATCTTTTGAGCAGAGCCTGTTAAACTAAATATTATTAATAATAATGTTATAAATTTTTTCACTTTTCTCTATTATTATACTTACCTACAGCATTTAGTAAAATAGCTCTTAGGCATTCGTATAAGATAAGACCCATTATTACATTTCCCATTAGAACCAGTTTCTTGGATTAAATGCATTTTTTACTTCATTAGCTGCTCTATCAAGTGCATCTTGAGTTTCTCTTGCTGCTCTTTCTATCTCTCTTTGTGCTGCTTCTGCTGCATCTTGAGTTTCTTTAGCTGCTCTTTCTATTTCTCTTTGGGCTGCTGCTGCTTGTTCTGCTAATACTCTTTCAGCTTCATCAGCTAAACGTTTTGCTTCTGCTGCTTGCTCTTGAGCAATTCTAGCTGTTTCTTCTGCTACACGTTGTGCTTCTGCTGCTTCTTGAGACGCTAATAAATCTGCTGCTGCTTGAGCTGCTTGTGCTGCTGCCTCTTTTGCTGCTTCAACTTCATCTGATACATCTATTGTTACTGATGCGTCTACATCTACTCCAACTAAAAGTGCTAATTCACCTTCAACTCCTAATGTGATAGCTCCATCATCATAAGTAGCTCCACCACCAACTTCTGCTCCTGCCTGTACCCCTACAGATACTCCTGCATTAGCTTCTGCTGATACATCACCTGATTGTGCTGTTACTCCGGCTTCTACACCTACTGATGTACCTACTGATGCTCCTGCGTTAGCTTCAGCTCCATGTTCTCCTATTGAAGCATTTGCTTCTACTCCTGCATGTGCTTCTGCATATGCTCCGGCATGTACTCCTGCTGTTCCGTAATCAGTTTCTACTTCTGTTGAAGCTTCTACCTCTACTTTTACTTCAGCTGTTACTCCAGCTGATGCTGAAGCGTCATGTCCATCCCATCCTGCTTGTGCTTCTGCTTCTACTGATGCTTCTGCTGTAGCGTGTGCTTCTGAATTGATGTTTACTCCTTCTACAACTTCGGTTGTATTTTCTACATTAGCATGAGCTTCTGCTGATACTCCTGCATTTGCTGATACTGATGTATCTGTTACTTCTGTTGTTGCATGTGCCTCTGCTGATGCACCTGCTTGTTCGTTACCTGCCGTAACCCCAATAGTTTCTTCTGCCATTTTATTTATTTGTTTTTTATATGTCTGACGAGTCAGATGTTTGTTGATCTTCTACTACTTCTTCTACAACTGGTGCACTGTAAAGTGGTCCTGTTATTGTTGTTGGTGTAATAATTAAAGCAATTTGTGCTTCTAGATTTGCTTGCATAGAAGGTACGTCTAGTAGGTTTACCAACCACCCTTCTACATCTGAAGCTGTTACTTCATCAAAGGGTGTAAAGTCTTGAGGGTTAGGCTCTCCTACTGCTGTTGCTCCATAAGTCTCAGCTGTTACTCCGTTTTCATCTATACCTCTGTATCTCCAGTGTATTGTTTGGATTACATCTGATAATCCGTCTAAACTTATTGCTCTCTCTACTGCAGAGATTGTCCAATTAAATGTTACCATTTTTATTTGTTTTTTTGTATTAATAAATCTTCTATATATTTTT